GCCGCCGCTTCGCCGTTGCCGGCGGCAGCGTCTCGTCGTCAATCAGGTGTAGCTGCACGTCGCCCATCTGGCGAAGTGTGGAAAGTCTGTCAAGCGTTCCGCGCCTCACGACACGCCTGTCGGATGGCGTCGCGGTTGTCCATCGATTCAAACCACAGGTTCGCAAGTTCCACGACGATGGCCATACCGAGCCGGTCAAACTTCTCCACGAGCGTTTCTGGCGCGCCCCACATAGCCTCGACGTCCTCGCGGACTTTCGCCACAATGACCTTCACGGCTGCCACTGCACGCTCCTGCGACTCTGGCTGCCGGCGTGCCAGGATCGTCATGTATGGCGAAGGCCAGCACCTAGCGGCGGCGTTCACAAACTCGTCAATCGCTGCGGCATCGTGCGGCGTGGCATCAAGCCGCTCGCGGATCGTGCGGCGCAGTCCGGCCAGAGCAGTTCCAGCCGGCGCGGCGCTCACCGTCACCTCCGGCCCGCAGGCGCAGCAGGTGCTTCAGGCGTGAGCGCCACGCCGGCCGCCTTACACCGGCAGGTCGTAGGGCAAGGGCAGGCGGTGCGGTGGCCGTCGCCGTGGACGATGTAGCCCTTTCCACCGCATTCATCGCAGCAGCCGGGTTTCGGCGTCGGTGCGGGTGGTGCAGCGTCTGCGGCGAACTGAGCGTAGGCAACCGCCACAGCCCCGGCTGCTCGAGGTGTTTCGCGATCCGCGGCGTGCGGGTCAGCGGACAGCCACACAAGTAGCGCCATCAGCCACTGCCACATAGTCACCAGCCTTGTCCGTGGTTCAGTACCCGGTTGCCGTGCTCGTCCACGCGGGCGTGCACGATGTAGTGCTGCGATTCCTTGGGGGGCGGCTCGGCGAACATCATTACCCACAGGCCAGTGCGAGCGAGCTTCGCAAGAAAGCGCAGCACTGGCCGCTCGGGGGCAGGCTTGATCGGCGACGCGGGCGACGTGGCAGCAAACCAGCCGAGAGCACAGCCGAGGATGCCTGCGATGGCCATGATGCGGATGTCGCGTTGCCGGTCGCGGGCAGGGGCGGGAGCGTCAGACATTGCTAGACCTCCACTGCTCAAGCAGGTAGACGAGGAGCACGGCACCCAGCACGCTGCCGACGATTCCGGCCGGGCCGGAACCAAACGGCAGGCCGCCGATGACGCTGCCAGCGATGCCTAGGCCGATGGCAGGAAGCCAGCCGTCAGTGATTCTGCCAGGCATCAGCGCCTTGGCGATGCCGCCGACGATCGCGCCGAATACGGCCCACGTAATCAGTGCCATGCGTGTCTCCTAGAGTCCGAGCTTGTAGACGTCGGCGACGAGCCGCGCCGGTTGCGTGCGTGCGTTGACGGGTGCAGGCGCAGGCTGCAGCCAACCGCCGTGGTCGAGATCCCGGTACTTGAAGCCGTCCACGCCGCCGATTGCAAAAGAGTCCTGACCGGACAGCATGGCGTCGACCGTTTCGCGGGACACCCAAAAGCTGCCATCCGGCTGGTCGGACGGCCACTTCGGCCCGGCGTTAAACACAGCCCACGAATTGATGCACAGCAGGCCGTCACGCTTGCCGTCGTTCTTGGCATAGCGGACAGCGATGAAGCACATGCAATGCGCCCAGCTGCCCTGCCGTGGCGAGAATCCATCGGCATCACGCTGCGAGGAAAACCCGACGCCGCTACACACGGGCACCGGGTATCCGCTCTCAATGCTGGCGGCGGCTTCATCAAACGACCGCACAAGGGCGACGTTCTTGGCGGTGTGTTTGTTGGCGAGCCTCGCAAGCGAGAGCCCGACCTGTCCGCCACCGCAAAGCACATTCCCCCATTCCTTGGCGCGCTGCGGGCTGTAGGTCGTCAGGTCCGCGCCAGGATATTGCTCGCGGAACAGGATGCCGCCGATGGTCTTGTCCTTGCATTTGCCAGCCACCCAGCGTGCGGCGGCACCACCATAGCTGCCGTCCGAAAACCCGGCTTGCGTGACGGGAGGCAATCTTCCCGCCGTCCTCGAGCCAGAGTAGAGCGGCTCGGTGGCGACGAGCTTGGGCGGGTCTGGCAATTCGCCATTGGCCCACGAGGTGCATTGCCCGACGTAGCTCCCCATCGCCCACCCAAAGCTCACGCAGTCGCCTATGCCCTGCTTCCAAGGGCCGAACGGCTTCCCGTAGACCTGGCGGTGAGCCTTGTCCGCGTAGCGGTACAGGAATGTGTCGCGGCCCTTCGCGTTGTTGATGACTTCGCGGGCGGCGTCGGAAAATAGCGGCTGGTCAAGTTCGCGGAGGAATTGCTTGGTGCCCTCGGGATCTGGCGTGTAACCGTAGTTACCGTCAATTGCGTCGACCGCCTTGCGCGTCGCCCGGTCCACGAGCGCCCCAAGGATCGCCATCACGATCACAAAGGCCACCGCACTCCACGACCACTGTGCCGCCTTGCTCACCGCACAGCCTCCGCAGCAGCCTCGGAGAGATCGCGGTAGGCGCTTACCCACGCGGCTCGACTCTCGGGCGTCACGGGACCACCCGAGGTGCCAACGGCGTCGTCAAGAAACTTGTGTATGGCATCCCTGACGTGCGGCTGCCGTGCCCCCAGCGATTCGCCACGCATTCGCGCCTCACGAGCCGCCACACGCAGATCGTCAAACGCCACGCCTGTGCGAAGCCGCGGCTCGCCAACGGTGCCGTCACGCTCAATGCAGTCTGCGAGCTCGGAGAGCAGTGCGGACAGCATCGCGGCGTCGTCCGCCGCGGTCGGACCGGAAAACTTGCCACGCAGCGAGAACGCATCAGGAGGCATCGGGGCCGGGGGGGAGGGCTCGTTGCTCGACGGGCGATAGGCGTAGACCGCAGCGGCAACCAACAGCGCCACTGCGGCAGCCTTCTTTCGGTCAATCTGCCCGAGGTGCTGGGCCACCCACGCACGCACCTGCTCAATCGACTCCGTGCCGGCGAACAGCACGATGGCGGCAGCAATCAAGGCGGCTGTGATCACGCAGACCTCACGAGCGGAAGAAGAACCTCAACGGCACCGCTGGCGGCAGCCAGCACGATGATGCGGACGGTAGGACGCAGCACGTACCACAGCGGCCACGCAGTCAGCGGCACGACCTTGTCGGCTAGGGCGTCGAACACGAACGCCACAGCGTTCAGCACGAACACCTTTCGAGCGGCACCGTCCACGGGAATGGAATCGACCGTGGCTATCGCCAGCCTCATCACGGCGACGATGAGCTCCGACAGCTCGGCAACCGTCAGGCCGTCGTGCGCCTTGATCTTCGCCGTGGCGACGAACGCACGCAGCTGTTCCTCAAGCGACAGGAACGGCTCCGCGGCGGCGACAGGTGCGTCAGATACCATGCCGCCAGACTAGGGCGGCGGGGCGGGGAACTAGACCGGCTCTGCCGACTCACACTCGGCGAGGCAGGCAGCGTACCCAGCAAGGTCAATTGGCCCGTCTGCTGTTTTGTTTGGACCGAGGAAACGAGCCACCTTGTCAAACGTCATGAAGATTGCCCAATCGCTTTCTGTCAGCGGTCGATTGAGAACGTCAGCGAAGGCTGCGTTTATCATGCCAACAGTGCGGCGGAAATGATGACGCGGGCCGCCGTACTTCGGGCGACGATCGCGCACGACATCCAGCGCGTCCATCAACAGCTTTTCAGCAGGCGTGACGTCTGCCTTCTCGGCCAAGATGCTGTCGCCCGTCCACCTGATGTCATCCTTGTGCGCGTCCATCTCTTGCTGCCCCCGCAGAATCCAATCCGCGGGGATCTCCTGCGGCGGCTCCTCCGGCTTGGCGTGGCACTTGCCACCGTCGCAGCACGAATCGGTCGGCTCATAGCCCACCATTTTCGGGTCATCGCTCGGCGTGCCAGCCAAGCGTTCTCCCACAGCGGCCCGCAGCTTGGCGTTGGCGTCCTCGAGCGTTGCAATGGCTTCGGTCATGCGTTTCCTCTCCTTGAGCAATCTGGCGACGTCTGCGGCGAGCGAGCCCGATGTGCCGCACCACTGGCCCTGGAACCGATACGCACGACGCCGCGCGTCCTCCAGGTACTCGTCATCTAATTCGTACTGCATCAGTCCAGCCTCGGGCCGGCGACGTGCATGGCGGCTAGTCCGCCGCGTGCGTGGTAGATAAATGCCTCCATCGCCTCGCGCTGTCCAACCCACCCGTTGACGGCGTGGTAGTCGTCAGGTGGCGACAGCGAGGGGGCGATCCGCACGAGCACTCCATCAATCGTCTCAATGGGGCGGCTCCACTCGGCGGCCTGGTGGTGCAGGTGTCCGGTGTGCCACTCGCGGTATGGGCAGGTGCTCCACGCCGCGGACTGCTCCAGTGCCATCAGCTGCGGGAGCTTTTTCTTTGCGCGGTGCCCGTGAGCGAAACCGAGCAAGTTGCGCCCGCATTGCACGTATTGGCGGCCGGTGAACGCACCCGACACTGAGACTCGCCGGTCATTGCGAAACCGCTCCTGCATGATCCGTTGATACGCCCACGACAGCGTCTCGTCGTGGTTGCCGTTCACGACAAGGGCATCCGTCGGAGCGATGCCCGCCGCTCTCTCTGTGATTGCCAGCAGAGCGTCGCAGCCCTCGCCGATCATCTTCTGCAAGCGTCCGTCCGTGCTGCCGGCTAGCGGCGTGCCGCCGGTCGTCGTAAGCCCCGGCGTGTCCGCATGGAACAAGTCCCCGATATACGCCACAAGGATGCGGGCGGGCTTGTACGTTTGACATACGTCAAGCAGGTGGCCAGACGCCTCGGCAATACGTGCGGCAGCGATGGCGATGTCATAGTCATCGTGGCCCGTTCCGGCTCGCCAACAGTATTTGCCGACATGAGTGTCCGCCACGACAAGCACGGCGTATGCGTCAGATTTCCGAGCCTTGACAGCTTTTGCCAAGGGCCGACGAATGCCGCCAGCTGCACCGGCAATCATCGCCTCCACGATCTCGCGTGTGGACGGTCCCGCCTTGGGTGCAAGGCGCACGAACACGCGATGCAGTTCTGTGACCGTCGTGCCGCCGTCGCCGTCGCTGGTGCCCACCTCCCACTTAGTCGCCTCGCTGCTCACCACCTCGTAGCGGGACAGGTCCGCCTCAATGTGGGCAAGCAGATCCTCGACGGTCTTGATTCGACGGCTTGTGGACCGTGCCTCGAGCACGTCGCCATCTTGCCGTCTCGTGACCTGCTCGGCGTCGGGGCCGGGTTTCGGCGCAGCGCCGGCGGACGCAGCCGCCAGGATCTCTACTGCTCGCCGCTGTGGAGAAGCCATTCAGCGAGCCCTTTCGTGGCGGGGAAGCGGTGCCCTGGCATCTGGGCAAGGATCGTGCGTGCGAGAGACGCTGCAGAAACCTGCGTTACACGACGCTCTGCACGCCACTGGTCACGGATCGCGACGAGTACGTCCTTGGCGTCTGCCGGCAGGGCGTCGAACCAATCGGCGACGTTCCGTTTTTCCGCCAACGCCAGGATCGCTGCCGCCTTCTGCGACGGGTCCATGATCGCCCTCCAGCGTTATCCAGCCGTCATCGTCAGGGATCACGCTGCCCGCCTCGGCATCGTCGTCGTCATCCAGCTCGGGCGGCAGGATCACCGCCTCGGGCTTGGGCTTCCGCTGACGTGGCATGGCGTCGCTCCGGTGACGCCTGTGATTGTGGAAAACCTGTCAAGCCAATCGCCGAGCGTTGGCAATGGCTCGGCGCACGAGCAGCCGCCCGGCAGCGTCCAGGAACGGCAGGCCGCGGGCTGCGGCCTCCGCACGCATGACGGCGACAACCTCGTCTATCCGCTCGGGCCGGCTGCACTCGTCGCATCCCCAAGCGTCCATTCTTGCGGCCACTTCACGGCACGGGCACGTCGGCGTCGGCTCAATGCCGAAACGCTGCAGGATCTTTTTTAGTTGGCTGCCCGGTCCGGTTCCATCAACGCCAGATCGCAGTGCCGCCGCCTTTGCAACCTTTGCCAAGAAACTTGGAGTAGCCCGGAGATACCCATTTTCTAAGCCATTCGCAGCCTCGTCCACGGCTTATTCTCCGCAATCGTGCTGGATAGATTGCAACCGCACGACGTTCTCTCCACTTGTCACATCGTTTCTAGAAATCTCTGTCCAGCTATACATATCTTCCTCGTAATGCCTAACGTAGCCGTAGCCTTGCGCGTTTGCTGCGGCTATGGCTTGCGTTGTCGTCGGCTTAAACTGCCACACAACGCAAGGAGCGGAGTCGCCCTCCTGCGCATCGCTTCGCCCGCCGATATCGCCGTTACCGGCAAGCGCAGTGTATGTGCGAGAACTGCCTGATTGTTGCGTACACGCGAACGTCGTGGAAATGTATCCGACGTCGCTCCTTATAAGTAGTTGAGTAGAGCCGCCTGACGACTCGTATTGCGGTGTTAGCATTTCCTCAAGCGTGTAAAATTTATAGGCGCTCGGTTGATAAGGCTTCCAGTTCCTTGCCCGACAAACCTTTATAGGTATGTCTACGGTTATCAGATGCCCAGTAATCCCGGGGCCAAAAAAACTTACTTCATTAAAAAACGCCACAACAATTTTTCCAGACCCGGGATGCGAGATCTCGCTAGACGCATAAACGTGTCTGTATGAATTTGGAAACATTCCCGGCTGCGAGGAGCTTTGCAGCGAGAGGCTAAATGTGTTTGACAGTGGCGCAGCGATA